TTACTCACTTGCCATTTCTTCTTTAATAATTTTCAAAGCTTCCTCCAAATTTTCTTTTTTGAATTCATTATACACTTTTGAATGTATATATTCTCTTCCTTCATTTTGATATTTCGAATCTTTCTTATTCCTATACAAAAATTCTTCTGGTATCTCTGAAGACAATGTTTCAAAAATAATCTGGCCTATCTTTAAGCCAGGTTTTATAATATAAGCGTTATTTGATACATTCTTTAAACCGACATACAAATTACCTGAATAAGATGGATTTATATGTTGATTTGTTAATACTAAACCTAATTTATTAAATGAAGTCCTTGGTCTAACGCTCGCAGATAAATCATCTGGCATATTGATTTTTTCATCAATCATAACCAAAATAAACTCATTTGGTTCTATAATATAGTCATCGTGTATACTTTTTTTCACAAAAACCTTTTCTATCTCCGCTTTTGAAGACAAATCAATAGTAGCTATTGTTTTATTTTGTACCATAAACTCACTGCCAATTGATATGTCATATGAAGCTGACTGTAAATTTTTTTTATTAAATTTTTCTATTAACACCTTTGGGTTGTTATTTTCATATACATCTCCATAATTTTTATACTTTTCTACTCTATCTTTTATGTCATTATATGACAAAATCATAATTACACACTCCTTTAAATATAGTAAAATTGCATCATCAAACAAGTTCAAATCTAAAACTCTGCTGAGAGTTTGGATATTTTTCTTTATCCACCTCACTCATAAACATATGTAAAGGTCTTACATATATCTTATACGGTGGATACATAGCTTGATAAACCACCATTCTTTCGCCTGTTTCACTTGATTCAGCTAAAAGATGTACATAATACACATTTCCCTTAAAATGCCTATATGCCCTATTTAATTTTATTTCTCTCATCATACTTATCCACCTTGTCACAACATTCTTCTTAGAACATTATAACATTAAAAAAAACAAAAGCAATAAATTTTTGTAAATTATTTTTATCCAGTCTAAGTATAATGTTACAATTATATATAAATTTATCTATTTTTTGGGGGTGTAGCCAAAGCCACACCCACACCCCTTAAATAACTGTATATCTACTTTACACTTACACTAATTAACTTAGTCTCCTTGTCGTAACCGATACTCACAATATCTAACAAGTCTCTAATCTTAATGTAAGTATAGCCGTCTTTATTTATAGCATCTACGGTCTTGATTTTACCATTAATTTTTATATTCTGCTTCACAATTTTTTCCTCCCCTAAAATTTTATTTTTAACGCTGTTTTTAAATGCAATAAAATCAGCGTTTGCACTCTTGTTAGGACCGTTAGGCGCCCACCATAACGGGCAAGCCTTTTTTGTAACATCATAATGTCTAACAATATCCGTAAGTGGGTTAAAGCCGTATCGCTTACAAATATCTGCACACAATTCAATCAATGTCTCTAATGTTTTATCATTAAATTTTCCAGTTCTGTCTGGGTGACAGCACTCGATTGAGATAGTATAGCTGTTAGCCTGGTTCGTACAATAGCTTATTTCGTTTTCGGGGATAAGTCTAAGTATTTCACCATTTAAGCCGATTATGTAATGCGAACTTACATAATTAGAACAATTTGCAAAATAATTTCGGTTGCCTTTGGCTGAACTGCCGGCATTGCCTACATAGTGTACTGCTATTTTTGTTGGCTTAATTTTTGTGCCAGGTCTATGATATTTGCCAATTGGTAAGTAATCATTTGTTATGTTCATCTTGCATCACTCCTTGTTTTTACTATCTCTAAGCTGTAATAATACATTTTTTAACTGTTCTGGTACTGGTGTCATAACTGCTACATTTTCCAATAAACTTAAACCCTCATTACATATGAAAAATGTAATAACCACTTCACGAATTGGAATGTTGCCACCAATTACGTTATTAACAATAACAGCTGTTGCAACAACTAAATAAATTGTTATCTTTTTTAACAACCCTTTAAAGCAAATTTCACTTGAAAGAGTTTTTGTATAAACAGCTTTTATAAGTCCAGTTATAAAATCAATAACTGTTAAACCTAAAAGTGCATAAATAAGCACATCTAAACCACCAAATATAAAAGAGAGTAAGCCACCGCCTACTCCCACAACAACTGATGTAATGTTAAAAAATTTTTCCATTTTATTCTGCCTCCTTAGTTTGCTTTACTCCATCTATATACAGCTGAAAATCTAAATTTCCAAACTGCTCATAGCTAGTATTCTCTTTACTTTTGACGTTAAATCTAAACCCGTCTGAACCTACTAATGTACTTCCAATTATCATACTGTTAGCTGTTTCGGATTGCACATCAACAGCATAATAGCTATTATAAAAATCACTATAATTTGTCTTTATTCTACAACCAGTCATAATCATATTTTTCGCAGAATTCTTTATTATTATTGTGGCCGGGGCAGTAACATTAGCAGTCTTCGAAGGAATCGTTTCTTCTAGCGTTACATTTTCTATCCTAAGTTTATTAACATCGTCAATACGTATTAAACTCGCTCCAACATACGCTTCGCTTCTCTTGCTTTTTAATGTAATATTTTTAATACACACGTTATTAATCTCTTTTTCGGTACCGATTCTAACGCAAGCCCCACCCAAAAGGACAAATTCTGTGCTACCATTTCCTGCTCCAGTTAGTGTTATAGGTTTATTTACCGTCAAAAATATGTGATTTATGTTATAAGTTCCGGGAAGAAAATATAAAGTTGAATTGTCAGGCACTTCGTTAATAACTTTTAATATATAATTTCCACTGTTATTTTCGCCAGTACATAAAAAATCAGCATATCTTTTTAAATTCTCGTCGCTGTTACTTGCCGCTACGACATAGCATGTTTTAGCCAACCCTTCTAGCCCAAGATTTTTAGCAGCAACAGAGGCTGTTGCAGCCCCCGTACCACCCTTGCTGACAGGCAAAACACCTTTTATCCCTGTTCCACTTAAAACATGTGAATGATTATCTATGTCTGCTTCCAGACTTGCGATATTTGTATCTGTAATTTTTGCAAACGCATCTAACTTGTCAGCATTGTTATTAAAATCGTCTACGTTGTAGTCTTCCGTCTTTAATGGCTTTGTAAGTCCAAGAGTTGAAGTTTTGTTTGCCATACTTATTCCTCCTGTTCTTTATCCTTGACTTCTTTCCATTTATCAGCATTTTCTGCAAAAACATCAACACAATAAGCTGTTCTGTTTGTTTCTGTATTTTTTAAAACATTTCCATCGTCTGCAATTAATCTTTTTAAATCTCTTGTTTTCATCTTTTTATTCCTCCTGTCAATTTTTTCTTAACCATTCTATTTCTGCATTTGGCGCACCAAAATTAGATGTATCTAAACTACCTTCTACGTTGTCAATATAAATGTTTGTTAAATTAGTGCAACCTGCAAACGCATTATCTCCTATACTTGTTACACTATTAGGGATAGTTATATCCTTTAAGCTACTACATCCACGAAAAGCATTATTATCTATATTTTCTAGTCTATTTGGTAAAACGATTTCCGTTAAGCTGACACATTGCCCAAAAGCATTATTTCCGATGAATGTTACACTATCAGGAATATTGATTTTTGTTAATGCTTTACAAGAATGAAAAAACATTTGTGGCATACGTGTTAAGTTGCTAGGGAGTGTTACACTTGTTAAATTGGAGCATTCTCTAAACATTTGGTCTCCAATATTATTGTTATTTAAGGTGTCAGGTAATAATACTCTCGTTAAGCTATTACAATATGCGAAAGCATATCCCCCTATGGTCGTTACGCTATCTGGAACAGTAACACTTTTAAGTGTTTTACAATTACAAAATACACCTTGCCTTATAACCGTTACACTATTAGGAATATTTATAGATTCAATATTAGTCTGGGAAAAACAATAACTGTAAATTTGCTGTATTCCGTATGGAATGTATATTCCAGTTATCTTACTTCTTTCTTCTTGTGTTGTTATTGAACTTGTAGTCCCGTTGCTTTGAGTGTCTACAGCCATAACAGATACAATATCATTTCCATTAATTCTTTTTTGTAATATTAATTTTTCACTTTGAATATTATTATAATCAAATGAAAAAGTGCTTTTTGTGGTTGTGTTTTCATCTGCTTCTATGGCATCAGTAACAACACTTTTCTGTGCTCTAAAAACATCATCGTCTTGAATGGGATTATCATGATTGAATCCCCACTCAATCTCTGCACTATAATTACTACTGTCGATAGCTGTAACCATAGAGCCCAAGTCTATTCTACAGCTTGCATCTAAAGTTAAATTTGCCAGTGCGTTTTTTCCTAATTTCTTCACTAAGCTACACCTCCTAAATTTACATAATTAACATTACTTTCACTTAATAACTGTGTTATTGTATCTGCACTGTCTGTATAAATATCTACTCCATTATTTGTGCTATTATAAATAATCTCATGTGCAAGGTCGATATAAGACAAAGTTTCTTCCGAAGATACAGCAGTTATTACATTACACTTTTCTACTGCCCCTATCACAAGCCCCTCGTTTGCAAGATATTTACTGTTAAGGGCTATACTATTAAGCAACTCTACAGACTTGTCGTATACTTCTTTAGCTTCACTCAGATTTGTTTTACACTCATCTAGCAAGCTATTTACATTATCTTGTATCTGTGTAAGTTCACTGACTGCATTCTCTCTTGTTTCGTCTATAGCGCTCGTGCTTGCAGATACTTCACTTTTGTATGTATCCAATAGAGATTTGCAACTCTCCCAGTCGGCTTCGACTTCGTTGTACTTAGACAGTAACTGTCTATATAATGTATCACTCGGCTGTGATGTAAGCCCACCGAGCTGACCGGTTCCCAACACATTTATTTCTACTTCTGTACTTGTAAGAGTGTTACCACCTACCAAAGATACAGTTAAAACACCCTTGCCTGACAGAACCTCCCAAGGCACAATACATTCCTTGTTATCGTCTAAGACCATATCGTAACAAGTTCCTCCGTCTTTGCTAAAAACGGCCACAATAGGGTTAAGGTCGTCCCAATCTGAATTAAGACTAAATCTAGCACTCAATTCGTTCTGGGTATACGCTACAACTTTGTTTAAATCCGTTCTTCTCAAATTTGACCCTGTTGCTTTAAACTCAATATATACCATTTTCTCCACCTCCTACTTGTTCAATACTGCATCTTCCCTTAATTTTTGATGCGTATATTTACTTAATTGTTCGTGTGTAAATCTACCTAATATCTCATGTGTGTTATATAGAAGTCCGAAGTCTATTATCAAATTTGCAGGAACAACCTCGTCTAATATTCGCCTTACTTCTTTTTCGTACTCTTTTGTATCTAAAGTTAAAGAAACTTTTAGCCTATACTCTTTAAAGTAATAATCGACCTTGTAATTACCTGAACCTACAATAGACGAAAGTCGCTGATTTAATGTAAGTCCGAAAGAGTTTAAACGACTTAAAATCCTAAATCTTCTAAACTCCACATCTGTACTAGAGTTGGTAATGTTTAAAATCTTTTCCCACCTGTCTAGGCCAACCCTTTCGGCAGTAGTCACAAAAAGCTCATTTGTAAGGCTGTTAATCTCAGACTTTAAGTTGTTTAATTGTAAATCTTCAGATTCACCTAAGATTTTAAACTCTCTAATTTCAGATAAAACGGAAGGTAAATATTCTATTATTCTCATACCTACGCCTCCTTTATAACCAATGTTTCAAAATTGAAAATTTCATTCTCTTTGGCTTCTAATGTTCTAGTTGTATCGTCGCCAAATGTAAGGCTTGCAATATCTTGTATTTCTGTGATTTCTGCTAGCCTAGCAACAAGCTGGTAACTGCTTATAGTAAGGTTTGTATTATCTTCCCATTTAGCATTAACTTCTTTGATATAATCCTTAATAATTTCGTTAGCTTGTACGGTTACTGTTGCCTCGTCGGCACCGTTAGCAAGTAACCAATCTATATTAATCGTCACGCCTTTTAAATCAACGCCAGCAACGGAAACAACGTGACCCACGGGGGCTAGTCCGTCACCTTGGCCTTCTGTTTTAACAGGGTCTAATATTTCTTTTACACTCTTTACAAGTTCTGTACTAACTTCATCATTTTCGGCAGATGTTATAACCACTCCTACCGTTCCCCCACCGTCTACAGCACGAATAATCTTACATTGCCCAACACCATATATAGCTTTTACCCATTGCTTATACTGTGCTTTGTTGCCTCCAAAGGCTGAGTTGTTTACAGTCTCGAAGTACCTTGCTCTAAACGCTTCTGTATCTTCCTCATCTTCACCTGCAATAGACAATTCAATAACAGTAATATCTGTAAGCCCTGTTATTGTTTCAACAGGGAGCATTTTCCCAGTAATGTCATTTCCTATTGTACCGTTGGTTTCGCATTGCAGATTATAAGAATGTTCATCGTCGTCTATAAGGTCCGTAACAAAATAAGTTAAACCGTTAAGACTGAATCTATCATTTATACTGACAGCCGTATTAAATTTAACTTTGATAGTTGCAGGACTAGACGCTTTAGGTTCAATTCCTATTTCTTTAGCCTTTAATAATAAAAATTTTCTTGTAGCTGTATCTGCAAAAGCACAATTTAAAATGTAGTCGAGCTGTATGTAAATTTGAGCTAATTCAGCACAAGCTGGAGCAATCGCATCATAAATAATAGAACCTTGTCGTTTATCAATACTGTTAGGTACTGCTGACAAGGCTCTGTTTAATATGTATTCAAATGTCATTTCTTCAAACATTTATTTTCACCTCCTGCTCGTGTTTTCCGAATATGCTTGATACCGTAAATGTTACTTTTAATGTATTTCTATATATAGTAAATTCAAAGTCAGACAAATCGCTAATTCTATTATCAACAGACAAACAATCTCTAATACGCCTTTCCAGAACAGAGCAAACAAGTTGCATATCCTTTCCGAATAAATTTTTTAATTCTATACCGTAATTGTGATTGTATATTAAGAAATCATACCTTTCCACATTTAACATAATGTATATAGATTGCTTTAATGCTTCTATATTGTCAATATTGCTTTTTACAACTTTGTTTACAAAGTCTATTCCATAAGTTGTGTTAGAATATTCTATTTTAACCGCGTTTCCAATAATGCCATTAGTCGGTATCATATTTATCTACCACCTTATCTACAACATAGAAAATCTGTCCTCCAGACTTTCTGATACATAAGATTTCGTCGTCTACCTTTAAGTCTACAACTCCTTTACAAAACTTTAAATTTCCGTTTTTTAATGTAATTTTTTCACTTATTCTTACACTTATAGGAGATAAGCTTTCAACTTTTCCTACAACGCAATCACAAGGGTTTGTTGCTTTCATTACTTCAATTATTGCACTTTTAATTGCGTCAGCTAGTTCCATAATTATCACTTCCTAACTCTAACTTCATTGTAAATCTTCCGTTTTCGAATGTATGTGTACAACTTTCTACAACAAAGCCTGCATTTATTTCTTCACCAACATCCTTAATGTTTACCCAAACACCAACACCAGCTCTTACATTTGCGTTGCCGGCATCTTCTATGCTAAAAGTTCTTTTCTTTCTATTATATAGTGCCAAAGTCCTATCACATAAATCTTGTATCTGGTTCTCTGTATAGCTATCGGATGCTCTTTGAGTATACTGCAAAACACCCCATTTTATTTCATTCAAACTATCTTGAGAAATATAAACATCTCTACACAAAGTTGTTTCATTGTCACGGTACATTACAACTCTATTGTAGGTATTTGTATCAATATCAGTTTTATAGTTAAAGTCTATCAGGGTATTATCATCGTCAACCAAAGCCAGAGGAACTCTTAAATCATCATAGCTTTTCAATGTTAGGCTTCCAAAGTCATCATAAAAAACAAAGCCTTTCCCGCTATATATTTGTGTAAAATCTAAAGCATTGTATATAATATCCCATAAGGTTTTATCATCTTCAACACGATTACAAATTACATACTCTGTGTCAGCTAAAGCTCCTAATTGCAGCCTATAGTCATTAGCTATCATTTTAATAACTTCTGTTGCAGTCTTCCCGTCGTAGCAATAAGTTTCTTTGTTTTTTAAGTATCTTGTTTGGTCATACGCAACTACTGTAATAACCTGTTCTTTAGTTCTTTGTTTACTAAAAATATATCCCCAAAACATTTTAACATCATCGTACATAAGAGCTACAGCATCACCTTCTGTAAAGTTTATACTATTATTTGTTAATGCACTTCTTAAAATGCTAAATGTCAATTTAGCTGGATTGGCTCCCCTTTTTGAATAAAGGGTTATCTTGTCCTTACATACATCTGTAACTGTATATATTGTAGATTCGTGTATTATCTTTAAACAAACGCCCTTATTTCCTTCATCGCAAACAATTTTCGCTTTTTCTGCTTTGTTAAATTTTGGTAAGTTCTCTAAGCTTTTTTTGTTTAAGTTGAAGCTTATAGTGCTATTGGAGCCGGGAGTATCTATATCATCTTTTAATATGTATACATCTGCTACTTGTTTACCAAATTTTACAGCTTCTGAATGCTTGTCAAAATAAATATCAATTCTATTTCCTTTTATTGCCCCGCCAACATCTTCGGCTACATAATTTTTACCTAAAATTTCTAATTTACTACCAAGTGGGATAACAGATTTATCTACAGCTACAGTTCTTCCTGCTTTAGGGGTAGTTCCGCTTGCTGTCGTGCTTTTCTTTCCGGTCACTTCTGGGCTATAATTTCCACAACAAATCTTACAAGAACAATATGCTGTTAAAGTAAATTCGCCTAAGTATTGTTTTATACTTGTAAGACCTCCAGTAACAGAGCCTCCCGGCTTAGTGTTTCCATTATATCCCCAACTATAATATGTTCGCCCACTTAAAGTATCATTAAGCAACACTTTTTGGATTGTGTCTGTTCCGGCTTCTATAATATAGCCGTTTCCAATATACAAAGAAACATGCCCTCTTGTGTCTTTACCGGCCTGAGAATATATACAAGCTCCTGTTGGGATTTTGCTATAATCTATCTTACCATTTTTCCAAGTTAAACTGTTACTGCCCCATGCCTTTCTTGCTTGTGCTGCCGTATTGTAACTGGTGTATACCTTGTTTATTCCTGCTGCGTAATATGCAGATGCAACAAAACCTTGACAACTGTCTTTTGCTTTCCACATATCGCTTTTAGAATTGGCGTGAGGGAATTTTTCTTTGTTTACATAAGCGTTTGCCCAGTTAATTAATTTTTCAACCTGTGTGCTCATTTTATCACTCCTTAATTAATTGGATATGTAGAGCTTACTGTATAAGTGTGGTCGCTGTTTTCTTCATTAAATGTAACACTCCCGTTACTAGTTGCTGTAAAGCTACCTTCGTTTATTGTTGGTTCGTGCATTTCTGGTTCTTTAAGCTTTAATACCTGTCCTACCTTTATAGAGTTTGGGTCCTCAATCTTATTGATTTTGGCTAGATAAGAATACATACTTCCATCGTTTAATTGTTTTTTTGCAATTCCCCAGAGAGTATCTCCCTTTTGGACTGTATATGTATCAACTAAGGTCATTGTATCTTTCCTATCTATGTTTTCAACAATTTCTGTTTTACCGTCATCGTTTACTTTCCCAGTATTTTCAAGCTTTTTTAGTACACCGACTTCTCTATATTCTTTAAGTGTTATGTTTACCCAAAAATCTCCTTCTTCGCCAGCATTTTCTTCTACAGTATAGCTTTCAAGAGTAACTTTTAAATTTCCACCAAAGAGTTGCTTTATCTTTATGCTCCCGTCATTGTTGTATCCATCTCTCATTTGCCTTATGATTATTAAGAAAAAAGGAGTTTTATTGGCCTTTAATTCTCTTAATCTGTTTAAATACCATATAGGTTCTTTAAACTGCATTTTAGTCCAATTTTTAATTGCATCGTCTTCGACATAATATTTTGTTCCAGTTACTAAAACATCGTTTTTAGGCAACAGTACTTCAAAAGTAAATGTTCTAAGTCCAATATCTTTAGGAACATTTACTTCTCCAACAGACACTAATTCATAAGTCTTGTTTTTGTTTCCTACTACCGTTTTAAACTGTTTTGGAGCAAGAGGAAACTCAATTTCTTCTGTATTTTCACCAACATCTTTTTGGAAGATAAATCTGTACATTGTTAATCACCCCCTTTTTTGCATAATAAAAGAGCAGTTTTAAAACTGCTCTTTTATAGCTATTATCTTATTTTAAATCTAACCTCATCAGGATATCCATCACACACAAAGTATAGCTCCCTACCTGAATTAATTACTTCATCGGGAACAGAGAAACCAACAAAACCTTTCCTTTCTTCTAGCGGATTTAAGCTCATATTTTCTAAACTGTCACCTACATAAGGAAAAAATGAAGAAGGAGAATACTCAAGTCCATCAGAAGTATTTAACTGGCAATAGAAATCATTATTTATCCACCTAAAAGAAGTTGCTTCTTTGCCTATATTCTTTATTGTTATGTATACAAGGATGTACTTGCAATTATCATCAGCTGTTATTTTGTAATAGCCACTATCATCGTGTAATTCTTTGGCACATTCAATGCGATTAAGAACAACCTGTGATTTACTTACAATCCCACTATCCCCAGCGCTTAAAAAAGCCATAGTAGTTGTTTCTGTAGTAGTTTCAGTTGTTGTCGCTTCAGTTGTAGTAGTTGTTGTAAAATTCTGTGGTCCGTAGCCATTAAAAAATGAAACAACAATAAAAATAATAAGTAATAATACAGCAACAACAGAACCAAATATAATTAAATTTTCTCCGGTTTTATTTTTTTCCATAGACGCCCTCCTTCATATATAAATAGATATATATTATATGTTTTATAATATCAAAGCATATAAAATATGTCAATATTATATATGTACTAAATCAGAGCTATTGTTTAAACTGTCAACAAGTCCTGTTGTAATTTGTTTAACTACAGCATCTACATCAGCAGTTTGAGTTACTTCTCCAAAGGTAACATTTATATTGGGCTGTATCAACTTTGATGTAAATTGATTAATAATCTCTTGCTCGGCAAGCTCTCTCATATATTTAAGGTCCTCACTAGCTATATCTACAGTATCATTAATCTTATTTACTTCGTCAACAGTTCCTACATCTGCCTTTTTATCTTTTCCGTCTCCACCGATATTCATTCCACTGTTAGATATGTAATCGCTAGGATTTGTACTTATCTTGTTTAACTCCGCAATAGCTTTTTGGTTAGCCTTGTCAGCATTTTCAGCGTTTAAAGTTTCTTCATATCTAGCATTTCTTAAAGTATTTATTTGTTTATTTTTTTCAGATATTTGTTTGTCGATAACGCTTAATTGTTTATTTACATAATTGTCTTGAGCTGTCATTGCAGTCACAGATAAGTTTCCAGAATCTCCAAATAATGTACCATACCTTGTTTGGAGCTTATTTCTTTTTTCTTTTAGGTCCTTAATATCATCATTTAACCCATCTATTTGGTCATTATATGTCTTTTTGGTACTAACTATCTGCTGGGCTGTCGCTAAACTAACCCCATGCTTATCTTTATACTGTATAGCTTCTAAAGATGCTTGTGTTTGACTATCAGCCGCTAACCCAGCAGCTGCATTAACAGCTTTTATAGTAGCTATAAGTGAAACTAACATAGCAATTACTTTCGCCACTGCACTAGCTACAAGCAAATATGGATTTGCGTTCATAGCTGCATTTAACCCGCTTTGAGCCGTTGCTGCTCCCGTCAATGCGTTTTTTAATGATATTGTAGAAGTCACAACCCCAACTATACCAGTAGAAACTGTATTTAATATAGGGTAAATTGTATTGTATGTCTTAAACGCTACATATATACCAGTAATTAAAGGTAAAAGAGGTGTTGCAACAGTCATTACAAAATTAATTGCATTACCTATAGTAATAATAGTACCACCAACTATATTTAAGCTATCTGCGAAACCTTGAGAACTTACAAGCCTTGAAATGTTTTTCACAAAACTTCCTACAACACCTGTTGCTCCGAACATTTGTTTAGTGAAGTTTGCCGCACTATTCGCTGCAGCATCAATTCCCGGACCAGCAACAATAAATCCAGCATTTAATGTACTTAGGAATAACTGCCCATACTGTTCGGCCGTCTTAATTGCATCAATTATCCCACTAAACACACCTTGTCCCACATCAGAGTTGAGCATATTATTCATTTGCTCGTATAGCCCTGAAAATGATTGTTGAGCTTGTGTAACAACATTAGTCCACGAATCCGCAAATGTCATTGGCATTGTTTCAAATTTACTATTTATATCATCAGCAGCATTAAATAAAGCTCCTTTTATAATGTCAGCTGTAATAGCACCATCGGCTGACATTTCTTTCAAGTCACCCTTTGTCTTTCCTGTGTAGTCTGCTATTGCTTGTGCTAACATTGGAGCATTTTCCATAATACTCCTAAATTCATCGCCCTGTAATTTACCAGAAGCCATAGCCTGTGTAAGCTGATACATACCTGCATTTTTTTCTTCTGTACTTGCACCACTAAGTTTGAAACTTTTGTTCATGAGTTCGGCAAATAAAACGGTTTCTGTATTGCTATTAAAAGCATCTCCCGCAAGTAGACCTAATTTAGCTATTGAATCTGCTGTAGTTTTATAATCACCACGGCTTCTAAGGGCTGCCTGATATGCTTGTAACTGAAGTACATCTCTTTCTCCGTCTGTATCAGTATTAAGTCTAAGTCTAGCCTGCATATTTGTCCATGTGTCGGACTTATCTATTAGATTTTTTGCTCCGTAACCCGTTGCGGCAACAGTTACAATCTTTTTCATCGTACTTAGTAGTGCGTTAGCTCCACTTGCACTAGAGCCTAAAGAAGCATTAAAACTATTTTGGGATTGAGCTAATGTTCCTTGTATGTCCCTTATTCCTTGAATATCTTCCCTTATTCTGTTTAACTGTTCTTCGAAAGCTTTTGTGCTATCAGTGATAGCTTGCATGTTACTGTTAGTTGATTGTAAAGTTTGATTTGTGTTCCCAAATCTTCCAAGGTTAAAAGCCTTATCAAACTCCTTATCGAGCTGTACAACTTTAGTTATCAAACCAGATACTGAGTTCTGCATTCGTCTGACGGTAGAAGTGACACCGTCCGTTACTGTTATTTTAGTTCTAACTTCACTCACAATATCACTTCCTTTTCTTTTCCGCTAGTACAATCATAGCTGCCCACAAAAAAGCCCTCTCTTCGCGGGAGAGGGACATTATTTCGTTCGGGAGTTTATGCCATTTGTGCAAGGCATAATAACAAAGATTTGCGTCTTTGTCACCTCCCGTTATTAGTTTTTTGATGTTTCAATAAGTTCGTTTACTGACACATTGTAACCGCAAGTATTCTGTATAGCCATACCTAATGCTTCAATTTCTCCTGGAAGAAGTACATCTCTTAAATATTCTTCCGGAGTATGTAAACCTCTTTCTTCTATACTCTTAGCGTCTTTAAAGTTAGGGTATTTGCAACATTCGATAGCAAGTTTAGAATTAAATTTACCAGCGCTAAATTCAAATAAACCTTTAGAATTAGTTATTGTCGCCTGTCTGCGAAATTCTTCCATCTTATTAATACTGATAGCTTTTATTGTAAACGCGTAATCTTTGCCATTTTCGTCCTTAAATCTGTCGCCAACTATTACTTTTTTAGTTACATCTCTTGTGCTTTCGCTTCTATTTAAAAATTCCTGAAAATTCATATTTTTTTACCTCCGATTATTCACCATATACTATATCAAAACCTTCTATTAATTCTGCACCATCGAATACAAAAGGCATTTCTTCGTTTAATTCTGTATTTGTAACATCAAGCATTGCCAAAGTAACTTTTGTTATTGTTACATTCTTGAGCCAAATCTTCTGCTTTCCTGTACCAGAACTAGGGTCTTCATTTTCAATGTAAAGGTCCATGTAAAAATCCTTGCCCGTATTCATATACTCAAGCATAAGTTTTCTGAACAGACTGGTAATGTAATAAGCAGTTATAGTTCCTGTTCCTTTCCAGCCGGTACTTTTGTTTTTTTGTCCGTTATATCCTAAAACAGGAATTTCCTTCATGTTTTTTTCAACATCTGCGTTTACCTTTGTCGCATAAATCATTTCTTCAAGCGAACCATTAATTTTGGCATAACACCTACCCATAGCACCGTTAATGGTATCTATTGCTTTTAGGGATAATACTTTACCCATAATTTTTTCACCTCCTAATTAACCTTTACTGTCATGTAAAGCTTGTCCATTGTGTTAATTATTGTAATAGTTTCATTAACAACGACAGAACCTTTTTCATTGCCTTGTGTAATCTGTATATCTTCACTATTAAATGCTTCTATGGCTCTTTTGCCAACCAAAACATTATGGTGATTTATTATATCTCCTCTAAATGCAGTTCTTCCCATATCATCATTTTGGACTTTACCTAAGTAATAGGTATTAAAGATTTCTGCAATATCTGTGGCAATCTGGTCGCAAACCCTAACAGTCTGGTTATTCTTAAATATATTACTTTTTTCAATAGTTGTAGATTTAAGGCTGTTAATGTCTTCAAGAACCCTTACCTCACTTCCAACTTTATGAAAAGTGAATAACCCATCACCTATAAAATCTTCAAGACTTGACTGTGTATAATTAACATCAATATCCAATTCCCCGTTATATACAGTATTGGTTAAACTTTTATTAATCTCACAGCCTGCGACCGCACCTAACACCCAAGCTACAATAACGCCGTCATCCTCGTCAGACTGGTTAGGTACTACGATAACACCCTCGTAGTCATAATTGTTGTCAGTATCAAACACAACAGCCTGAAACTTCTTGCCTACACTATCACGCATTCTCTTTGTGTACGCCGCTAAAAGGCTGTTTACAGAACTATTGTCTGTTACAACGCATAAGCCATTAAAGCTGTAAGGTTCTAATGCGTTAATAAAGTTCTGTGCTACCTGTGTTTCGTTAAAAGTACCGTTTGTACCTCCTGTAAGGTTTGTACCGGCTGTTACGGCAAGACTTGCGCTAGGCTGAAATGTAACAAAGTCGTTACCTACAAGGTCCTTAGCTGTTGCTACTGTCTGTTTATCTACAAGTATTGTGCTTAAATATGTGCTTACATCGTACAAGTTTGTGTTATCTACATTCTTTGCAATAACAGTCTTTAAATCGTTACCTCTAGTACCTGCATTTTTTGCTGTGCAGTAAGCATTGTTAGCCTTTACACCACCGCCGTTAAGGTTGTAAGCATATAATTTGCTACCGTTCTTAAAAAACTCTCTTAAAACTAACATACTGTCATCACCGTAGTCGTGACCTAATATTTTAGTAGAGTTTGTTAAAAAGTCTTCTGCTGTAATTTCTGTTACAGCACCCTGTGCTAACCAATCGCTAGAAAAACACATAGCACCTATGCCTCTTTCTCCAAAAACATTAGCATTGTTCGATGTGCTAACAAAATTAATGTAGCTTCCTGGCAATACTTTGTTCTGTGTTGTAAAATTTCCTCCGCCTAAAGCCATTATGATTTACCCCCTTTATAAAATTTTTTAATGAGTTCATCCACTTCACTGAAAGTATATTGGGTTTTATCGTCCAATAAAAAACTTAATACATCTGTACAATTTTTGTACTTTCTGCTGCTTAACAACTGTTCTTTAGTAAAAGTATCTTCTTTTACTATCGATTTATTTTCTGTTTCAGCCATTTGCCTTCACCTCTTTCTTTAAATTTTCCATATATGGCTTTTCCTTGTCGGCCAACCTAATAAAATTATAACTAACAATAAAATGCAATTCTTTATCAAACTTTTGTATCTCTACATTTCTAGCTTTAAAAGTCTTATCTAAAGCAGTTATGCTTAATAAACCATCAGAGATTACTCCCAATACCTTATCTAGTTCGGCGTTGGGAGTTGATGTGTTTTCAGTTGCCATATATGTAATATCAAAAGTCGTTTCTTTTATTTTAGTTTCATTTAGTAGTAAGTCAGTATTGTGATTTATACAAGAAATAAAAAAACAAGGTGTATTAAGACCTTGTGGAACATTTTCTGTATATATTTCTACATTTTCAAAGAGAGAATCTAACTTAATCGCAATTCCTTTAATAATTTCACTTATTACATCTATCATTTGAAAACCTCATCAAATCTGCGCTTCATATTTTTTTCTGCCAACCTTGTTGCAACTTTTTCAATTTCTCTTACTGAATTTGTCATCATATAATGTCCTTTAACATATCCAACTTTTAACCTTTTTCCAAGAACAGGAACAAACCTCCCAGGTTGTTGTCTATGCCCAAACTCAACATAAGAAGCATAATATATGTTGTTATATATTATTAAGTAGTGATTATCCCCATCTTTAATAATCTTGCTTATTTTCCAGTTTCTTCTTAAAGTTCCCCCTGTATATGTTGTTACTTCCTTTGTTTTAGCTGTGCCGTCTTTATTTTTCATAATACTAACACTGCCATCTTTGCCTCGTCTCCACCTTAGAACAGTTGTGGTTTGACTTTTTCCTACAGGAGTCCTTTCTTTTACCATTCGTAACATCCTGGCTCCAAGTTCCTTTAGGGTGTCGTCAGCAATTTTGCCTGAGTTTACGACTTTAGGTAAATTGTCTATTTTTTTAGAAAACTCTTTAAGCTGAGATATATCTACCGGCATTATGACCACTCCTTAAATATTTCAAGCTCTATTTCTTGATGCGAATTATAGACTTTGCTTTTTCCGGAATTACTGTAAGCTTCTGTTCTATTGTTTTGAGTAACAACAATCTTAGACCCTGCGTTTATAACTATATCCGGAGCCATAAAAAGCTTTATGGTTTGGGCTAGTTCTGCTCCATCATTTATAGTATTTGCGGGGCTTTTACCATACGATAACCTACAAGGGATATTACTGTAAACAAGCTTTTCTTTATGCGAAGTTATTTTAGTTTGTTCATTTTTGATTTTTACATATTCGTAAACATCACATTTACCAAAATACATCTTCTCAAGCTGTTTCCTCATAACATCAAAAGGATTGACCATATTACCACTTCACCTTTCTAAATCCAACAAGCTGATTTTCTACTTTCCCTAGCTTGTCAATCAGCTTCTGCATTCTAGCAACACTACTATTGCTATTGTCATAACTTATGCTTGTCTCGCCTTCGGATATGGAAGAAATATTTCCATTCTCCACTCCTTCCATATCCCCTAAAGCAAGTTTATTTTGCAAATATTTTTGGCACACAAGACTTACCCAACAAGAGTTAAGTTCGGCAGGCACTTCTTTAATGTTGCAATAATTTAAAATATAATCCCTGACCTCGTCAATTAAGACTTCTAAAATCTCATTCTCCCCGTCAGGGATATTGTAGCCTAACAATTTCATGTTGTTTGCTACCTGTTTACTTGTAACCATATTATCAGCCCTTTGAAATAATTCTAGCAATAGGAATAGCCTTATGATTTATTGTCTTGCCGTTACCGTCGTTTACAAGCTCCCAGTTGCTACCGTCTTTTAGTTCTGTATCTGTAGGAGATAAGGTGGCTTGTTTCTTCTTAGTGTAACTAATACCGTAAGGGGCATAGCACTTTCTCTGTCTGGCATATAAAGTATCCTGACCACCGTGTGTCTTAGGGTCTCTGTTCATTTCAAAAGGTACTTTAGCACCGATATTTTCATAGTCAAAAGCACCTGTACCAAGTACATATGTTACATACTTAGTATAACCGTCACCAGCACCACTCTTAGACTCAGCTACTTCAGATGTAGGCATATCGTCATCAACAATAACAGTTCTGCCATTCCAAGTTGCAAGTCCAAGTTCTCTTTCAATACCGTTACTATCTGTCTGCTTTAAATAAGCTAAAAGTTTGAGATTTTCAAGATTAGTTGCAACAGTTGAGTGCATAATAACCATTGTGAACTTGCTCTTATTATCGCCACCGGCTTTCTGAATAGCACTATTGAGAGTTGCTGGACCTGTCATACCATCATCAATAGATGTAATATCATATGTATGCTGGTCTACAAACTTTTTATTCTCTGTACCAGTCATGTTGAAGATACCCTCGAGGATTGCAAGCAATGTGTCCTGGTCAACACCGTCAAAGTATTCTGATACCTGCTGTGCAACATTATCCATAAAATCAACGCCACCGGTAATGTCAACAGCGAAGTCACCTTCAGTCCAAGCCTTAGCTCTACCGGTAACCACTACACCTCTTTCATATGTTGTTGTAGTTGTTGCTGTAATATCATTCTGACCGTCGTAGTTTAAAACCTCACCATCAAGTAGTCCATACATAGGTAATATCGCATAAGCTGTACCAGTCTGCGAACTAAAAGCATTTCTAATTTCAGTATTTCCTTTTAAAGCTCCACTTTTAATAAGCTCGTTCTTTTTAAGCTGTGGAATTCTCTCCACATACTTACCAAAAGCCTGTGGATTAAACGTCTTACTATCAAATTTCATTTATTACTCCTCCTTTTAAATCGTTGCTCCTGGATTATCCTCCAAGTAAGCACACATTTGACTATAGGTCATTTTATCAGTCTCTGGGTTCACATCATCTGCACCATATCCAGGCACAGTCCCCTTGAAGTTAGGTGTAGCACTATCAAACATATACTTTGTATCTTCTGCTTCAGCAATAGCCTTTACCTGCTCATCAATACCTGTAATGTTGCCGTCTTCGTCAAACTTAATATTTTCCATATCAAGCATTGCTTTAACAGCTTTAGGTGTTTTAGCTTTGAAGGTAGCAAGAGCTTTATCAATGGCATTATTAATTTTAAGACTTTCAATTTCTGCTTTATGATTTTTAGCTTCATCTTTGTTCTGCTTTTCAAGTTCAGCAATCTTAGCAGTTAAATCTTCATTACCTTTTGCACTATTTTTAAGCTCTTTTAACTGATTATCTCTATCAGCTATTGTAGCATTAGCTGTCTTTAATTCAGCCTTTAGCTCGTCATAATTAGCCTTGGCATTCTCAATATCCTTGCCGTTTTCAGCCATAATTTTGTCAACCACTTCTTTTTCAAGACCTAAGTCTTCTAAAAAATTTCTTTCCATTTTACTCATTCCTCCAATACGATTTTTTACGAGGTTTCACCTCTTATGTTAAAATGCTTGAATAGTTTTACGCCATATTCAGGGCAAATATAAAAAAGGAATAGGCTGTTACACCCATTCCCCTTGCTGACTAAATTCCTGACTATAGTTACCCCGCTACGCATTAAAAAAATAACAATTCTACTCTTGTAGCTTCAAACTCAATCAATCACACCTATTACTTACTTACTTGATTTTTAGCAATAAGTTAAATTCTTTTAATATTTGTTATTCCTTTAGTGCGTTAAACTCAACCCATAGGAATCACCCTTTCTGTATAATTTAATTCACAACAAACGCTAAACCTTTACTTGTTTGTTAATGTATTGCTTGCACAGTATAAAATATACCTTCGTGCCTCAGACAACTAAGTTTTTTATACAAAGTATACGGTTAGCAGAGCTAGTAGGAATCGAACCTACACTAAAGGAGTCAAAGTCCCCTACCTTACCATTTTGCTATAGCCCTATATTATGTTCAACTTGCCAAACAACAAAAATAGGACAGTCTAAAACTGTCCTATTACTCTTGTTTGTTGTGTTTTTTTAATTTGCTGGTAACTTTTATTTATGGTGTCGCATTTTGCTACCCCATTATTTTTACATCAAAAAAGCACCCCTGAATTACTTCCAAATTCTCCCTGCTGGCTCATAGCCTATACCATTGTTACAGACTTTCATCTCCAACAGTTCTGTTTCGCTTTTGTAGAATAAGTTATCATCAGGAATGCCATCAGGGAAAGCGTCACAAACACATTGCCAACCATCTTTATTAGGTCGTATATGTTTACAGTTTCCACAAGGTATACCAACTATCATTTACTTTTCCCCCTTGTCCATTCATTATACAATTCCATTGCCTTTTCAGGAACTTCCTCTCCTCTGTATAAAAGCACTTCAACTTCTGCAATACATTCAGCTCCATCTTTTCCTGCAATTTTGCTTATTTCTTTAACCCCTTTATTCTTTATAGTTTTATTCATTTCTTCAATTTCACTAGCTGCCTTTTGATAATAGGCTTTTGCGTGTCCACATTCGTGAACAACCGCTTCCTCTAAGCTATTTGCTATATTAACTGGGGTATTCTTTATTAGTTCATTTATTTCATCAAGTGTTTTTCCTCCCAAAATCTTACTATTGACATTCAGCTCTGTAAGACCATAGGCATTTGGAAAGACTTGAAATAATGCAGGCTTTCCAGTTTCAGCATCGTAAAATTCTCCAAAATGTGCCTCTGATATGTACATTCCACCTTGATTTTCAAACTCTTTAATGGTGTCTGTAATAACTTTTGACACTTCCGGTAAAATGTTATTGCTCTTGCTAGAAGCAAATAATTCAAAATCATCAACATCTATTGACTTTATTGTATCACTATTGCTTTTACTTGTAAACCTATTCTCTCCAGCACTTGCATATTTTTCGCCAGCAAATTTATTGACTTTTTCATTCTTAGCGTTTTTCTCATATAAATCCCAAGCGTCTTGACCTTTCTCCTTAACAAATTTCCTTTTCCATTCCTCATATGTTTTAGCCTTAGTATAGTGAGTTTTCCCATCCTCGCCCCTGTAAGCTCTTTCCTCGCCTTGAGTAAATTCATCATTAAAATAAGGAATAGTTGTACACCTGCAACGAGGATGAAACGGTGGAGAGTTGATACCAATTACGGCATCTTTAAGGGGATAATGCTTGCCATCTAAACCACCACAGGTAGCACAAGTAACGCCGTCAAGAGTTCCTAATATTTCATATTCTTCTACGTCTAACTCTTTCATGCAATCTTGTGTAGCTCTTTCGTTAAAATAATTGTATTCGGTTACTATAAGATTATTTGCCTGATTAAGACCTACCTTAAATTCCTTAGCAAGTTCTTCTGTATATTCGTTTGGATTTCTGCCCCTACTAACGCAATCTACAAGGTCTTTATGGATTTTATTTACTAACTTAGGGCGTTGTTTTCCCCATATTCTCTCAGAAAAGTTGCTGCCATCTTCTGCCCAAGGCTTAGACAAAATCTTTTCAAGTAGATTGTCGTCAATCCTAGCAAAATCAGAATAAATACCAATGGCATTTTGAATATTAAATGCTGTTTTATAGTATGTGTCGCTGTAGACCTTTTTCATACTATCCTTTACAACCTTGTCCACATCTGCGAACATTTCATTACTTATAGATAGCACCTGTATCTTTAAAGCGTTTAATCTACTGATATGAAACTTAGCACTAGCATTTTCTAGCTGACTTTCTATGTAAGGAAGTTGGGTAATAGCAGCTTCAATGCCATTCTTTATGTACTCTTTAACGTCCCAGTTAAGCTCATCTAATTCCTTGTTAGACATTAGCTTTTTAGCTTCACTTATCGTAAGGCTGTTGTTTTTAGCAAACCTGTTCCACCAATAATCAACTTCTTTCTGAATTTTAGAGCTTGTCTCAGAAAAGATAGCCCTTAACTCTGCCTCGCCTATTTCAGCAGTAGTTCTTGCATTCTTTTCGTTTTCTATAGCCCTATCTTTCCAGTAATCACTATTCTTCGTCAATGCTGTCACCAGCCTTTATGCCTTCAAGGTTTATGCTGTATTCATCTTCATTTTGCTTGTTAATAAGCTCTATTTCAGCATTTACATCATTAATCCAAGGGTGGTTTTTAACAACCGTTTCCTTGCTCAATACGTTTAAGGACTTAACGCAGTTATCTATTGCCTCACCCTCATTAATAAGCACATCTCTGTTAAACACAATTTCAACATCTTCATCAAAATTTCCCTGACCGGTCTGGGACAAATAAGCATTAACAAACCACAATAACCTCTGTAAAGATGCCTTGTATTCTGTTTCCATTTTGTTAGCGTCAAGGTCAATGTCTGAATACATACTCTGTATGTTCATTTGATTTGCGTTACCACTTAACCTATCGTCTTTGGCATCATAGCCCATGGCGTTCTCAATAATCGCCTTTTTTAGCAAATCAATAATTACCTTGTAATTTTCGGCATTTACCTGTATAGACAATGTATCTACACCACCCTGCGAACCGTCAGCAGTTCGTACCTTAACAGCACCGTAAGTAGACAAGTTCTGTCTAAACTCTCCCAAATCTTCCCCGTCATAATTCTTTAAAACCAAAATGGTGTTTCTCGGGTCTTCTTGCATGTTGTTAGTATAGTTGCTGTACATAAGATTTAGGGCATCTTGTAGACTCTTAACCTTTTTCAACAATGGTAATTCGTTCCTGTTTGCCCTAAAAGGAATAATAGGTATTTTATCCCAACCAAGGGGCTGTTCATTGTTATAAAAATAAGGCACTCGCCAATTTATTCCATCCGGCAATATCTGTCCGTCGGTTTTTACTAACTTGGTAATGCCGTTTTCTTCATATATTTCAATTTTTAAAACCTCTTTTTCAGTTTTGCCTTCATAATAAGAAACCGGATATATTCGAATAGCATAATTTAATACGGTGTGAGCTTCATCAGCCCAACAAGGAATTAACTGCCAAGGCTTTATCCTCTGCATGCTTAACTCGCCTCTTTCATCATACCCTATGTATATCCAGCCAATACCACAATTTAGGCTATCTTCGCCAATTTCCTGTATCAGATTGTCAAACTTAGCGTCAAAAATTTTGTTGTTAAGTATTTCTGAATAGGTTTCGTCTTTTGCGTTAAACAATATTTCCTTACCTAACAAGTAATTAACTTTTTGGTCAACCAACTTGCCATACTGGTTATTTACAAGCCTGTCGTTTGGCAGGTTAGTAACTGGAGTGGGTTCTCCACCTTCACCAATAACCATTTTTTTGTGGTGCAATATATCGTGTACACCTGTATAGTATCTGTTGCCTGTTAGCATATCGGCTCTACGTGGACTAGATAAGAAACGAGTTATCTCCCTAGACACATAGTCTATATCCTTTAGCCTGCGTTCTACTCCTTTACGGATAATGTCATTTATGTACGAGGTCAGCCACCCCGGAAACTGAAAATTAAACAATCTTTTATCACCTCTATTCAAAACTAAATGTCTTGCCTCTTGTATAACCCTCTACGGCATACCTCATAGCGTCCATCAAGTGATTATTCACATCAACAGGAACATTTATACTCTTACCTTCTTTGTTTTTATCCCAACAGTACGAACCAATTTCTTTTATGAAATTTTGACATTTAGGATGTATCAATATTTCAAAGCCTTGCAAAAAGTCAATGCCATTGTTTATACTGTCTTTACCTTTTCTTGCTGGCTTAATACGCCTTATACTTAATTCCCTAAGCCTGTCTATAGATTTTGGTTCGGAAGAATCAGCCGTAATAATTTCTTTACTATAGCCCTTTTCTCTTATCTTTTCGGCTATTTTTTCATTACTAAGCCCTCTTTCGTATATCTCATCAAACACATACAAAACTTTACCTTTGACATCTATAAGCCCACAGAATAAGGCTGTTGGGTCGTTGGTATAACCAAAATCCAAACCAAATGTACTTTCAATCCCTGGCATTTTCGTAACTTCCTCAACAGTAAACAACCTTTCCTGCCAATTCTCATAAACCAAACCATCTGTAATGCCCCAGTTGCCTAAACCAGCAACTTCGTATCTGCGAGGATTATTTTTCTTCATATCCTCAAACACTTTTAAATCACTTTCATCTAGCCATTCATTACACATATAGTTTGTGGACTTTGCCATTATGTTACTATCTTTTGTATCGAAAAATCTTTTCTTTATCCAATGGTGTTCATTCCAAGGGTTTAAAGTAATTGTTATTTGCTTAAACAGTCCAGGAGGTGTTACACCTCTTATACTTTCGTCAAGCATATTAAAATCATCTTCGGAATCAATTTCATATGCTTCTTCTATCCAGAGCCAACAAAGAGAGCCGTTTTGTACTGTTATTGACGTAATCTTTAGAGGGTCGTCTAACCCTCTAAACAGTATTTTTTGCCCTGTCGGCTTATAAGTAATTTCCAAAGGGCTTAACTTGCATTCAAAAAGGCTATCTACACCAAAACGGTGGATAGCCCACTTTAAATCTGTATAACAACTGTCTTTTAATGTGCCAAACACTTTTCTTACAACAAGCAAGTTTGCTTGTCGGTACTTCATAATACGATAAATAAAATTTAAGGCTGTTGTCTTAGATTTTTTACTAGCTCGAGAACCTTTGCACACTCTGTATCTTCCTTTAAAATGCCAAAAATCTTTATATCCTTTGCCGACTAGGTCCGGCAAGTAGATTTTTACATCACTCATCTAAATCCCCCTCGCCAGCGATTACAACCCTAGCAACACTGTCAACTTCTACTTTGTCGGTAAACAAACCGTATCGTTTACCTAAGAGTTCAGCAGCTTTCAATCTTTCCTTTGCAGACACATCTATATCAGCTATAACCTGCTCGCCCATACCGATGCCTTTTAGCACTGCCTCTTGCTGTTCGCCACGCATAACAGATGTAAGGTATTGCATAACTTCTTTTGCGTCAGCAATCTTTTCAGAACTGATTTTTTCAAGCTGTTCGTCAATATATGTTTTAACCTTAACATTTCTTAACAATCTTGATGCACCTGACGTTGCAGCACCTTCTGATTTTACATGAGGATATGCCGATTTATATGCCCTAGTGGCATTTAAATCAATCAAATATTCATCACAAAATTTTCTTTGTTTATCTGTCATTTATATGCCACCCCCCTAGCATTTTTTATAAACAAAAAAACACAGTAACCAATAGTAGCCGTAGCCACCTAGTTAAAGTGCTTTTTTTAATATCTGTATTTAATCACAGAAAGGAGAATATATCAAAAGTTTTTTAACTTTTTCTACCCTAACATAATAACACATACTCAATGTGCATTGTGTGCATTTTTAATATAATTAGAAATTTTTCGCTTTGCTGTAGTTCTGTGCATATGCAGTTCTGCTCCTATTTGCTCCCAGGTTCTAAATTCTATACATCTCAATCTAATTATTGTACGCATTTCTGAATCATCAATTTGAGAAATATATCGCTCTATTTTATTTTTCTCTATCTCCGCTTTAATTAAAGCCAAATTTAATAGCATTTTATTGTCTGACAACTCTGTCCCTCTTTCTCCTGTAGGGTCACTTAATTTTCCACCAAATGGCATCCCTGTTATAACTTGTGCCCTTATATCAGATTGATTTTCTTTTTTTTCTATTTCTTTTTTCAAATGTGCTATTTCTACGCTGAGATAATATAATTGATTTAATTCTTTTAATGTCATAAATGCCCTCCTTGACAAACCTAAGCAACCCACTTATAATATTTTTGTACTTATCTAGGTTGCCCTTTGGTTTGCTTGCCGGAGGGCTTTTTTATTGCTTAAATTTCATCGTGTAGGTTCAATCTAAAATTCTCCTCCCGTATAAGGTTTATTCCAACACTCCAGACAGCTACCTTTGCACGAAAATTTCCCAGTTAAACTCCCAACGCAAAGTTTGGGGCGTCCTCCCAATATCGGGGCTTTTGGAAACATTTTTTTAAAGTGTTCCAACCTTGTTTCCGGCTGATGTTCGTCACTCCACCATTGAACAATTTCTATTGCTTTATTTGGATATGTATTTTCAAATTCTTCACAGGGCAAACAGGTCTTGTTATTGTCACTACTAATCGGACAATTTTCACAGTTTATTTTGCAACTCTTAGTCATTCTATTTTTTTCTTTTAAATAGTTTTCAGTATATCCGCAGTCAACTTTCATTTTCATTACCTCCCATTTTCAAACTTCTATTTTAGGTTGTACATACTTGACAAACAGCTTTGCAAATGTTCTCGCTCTACGCGGATAGTCGTAGACTACAAAATCGTCTATATCTAAGTCAAGAAACAAATCTTCCGTGTCATACCTTTCGATTATATTATAAAAATCCCATAAACTGCTTACAAGTGCATCATCAAAACTGTTAAAAAAACTTACTGCTTTTAAATATTTTTCATTTTCGTACTCATCAAAATATTCTAAAAATTCTGAAACTGTTAGCTCATAGTCAAATTTTGTTGATGAAATTTTTACTAGCAAACAATCTTCATCAGCAGTTTTCATTAACTTAAGAAACTCTTTTCCTTTTCCATTCCATTTATAAGCATAAACTCCGCAGTCTGTACAAGCAGACATTATCTTATTTTTTAGGTCAAGATTAATTACGCCCCGCATACAATTACTATAAATTTTATCGCTTGGCTCTGCTCTAAATACAATTTGCATTATGTTCGGCAATTTATCTATCTCTATTTTCATTTGTTTCTTCCCTCCAAATATCATTTTCTACAAGCTCTCCAGCAGTATAAACACGGTGTTTTGCTAACACTTTATTTACTTTGCATTCAAATTCATCAACATCTATTGTTTCTCTTAATTCATCAATTACCTGTTGAACCCAATCATCGTCTACGCCATTTTCACTTTTTACTTCTTCTAAAAAATTTTCTAAGTAAAAAGCAACTGGAGTATTAACAGCGAGAAAGATTTCATACCAATACCCTTTGCGAAACAAGTCTTGATTGCTGACATATTCTTTTTTTAGTGACTACTTTTACCTCCGGAATTATATTTTTTAAATCATTGAAAATTTCTATATAAAGCAATGTTTCATCGCTTAACTCGCTTAATTTCTTCATTCTACTAACCTCTTTTCTCTAATATTAACAACTACTCCAACCTTTTCATCTGCTGTTGCATATTGCTTATATACAACTAAGTCTGTAACTTGGTTATCATCTGCATAAGCTAAACCATTCAAGGCATCTAAAATAATTTTACTAACATTGTCAGCGTCAGGCTTAACGGTTGGAAATAGCTCATTATTTTCAATCAATTCCTTTTGTTTTTTCGGCATACTTTTAGGAATTTTGAAGTAGGCATATATTTCTACTTCTACAGGTGTTTTAGCTGGTATCGGCTCTTTATTGCTATACTTTTGTTTATAACAAGTTCTAACAAGCGTTTCATAATCTTTAGTTTCTTTGGGTGTGTATGTAACATTTCTACACACCCTAGGTCTGCCCTTACCAGTCGGCTTCCCTGGTATAAAGAAATTTATCATCTTTCTTCTCCTCTTTATCGTAATTTATTTTTATATTTAGCCTTTTCAAAAACTTGTTTCGTCTAGCAATGCAGGTATCACACAGATGCCTTTCTTTGCTTCTATAACAGCCATACGCTTTGTACTCTTTGCCACAGATGTCGCACTTTAGTTTCACCCTAACCATTCCTTTCCACGATAGTAGCTATCATTAAAACTCTTTTGTATTTCAGTCTTGTAGTTTAATGCTGTGTTAAATATAATCCCTTGCATGTATCGCTTTGGATTTTTAACATCTTCGTCTATGCCAAGCCTAGCTTGTTTTTTTATTAAATATTTTATACTGTCATCGTTTAATGTCAGAAGTTTGCTATACACATATTGCTTAGGGTATCGTCTGTTACCTATTGCAACAAGCGTGTCATTTGTAGCAAGCAAATCAATCATCAAGTTGATTAAATCGTCAATTACAGCCTTATCATCTTCACCGAAATCATCGTAGCATACAATTTTACGAATTCTGTTTTCGAACAATGTAAAATCAATATAGTCTTGTCTGTCAGTCTGTGTTGGAAATGGAGTCGGTGTCGGAGTATTATATATATTATTAGACTGATAAGACGGATAAGACTGTATATTATTAGCATTATTAACATTATTGTTATTATTACATTCTTCTTTAGCTGTTAGTTGGCTGTTATCTGCCTGTTGATTGCCTGTTAGTTGGCTGTTATTTTGCTTGTTATCTTCATTATCAAAATCTTGATACATAGCCCAATTTACTATAGTTATGAGCCTGTATTTATTTGTTGATTTGTCTGTTAAAAAACCTAACTTTTCAAATCTTTTTAAGGCTGTTCTAACTTTCTGTGTTGTTATCTCTTTTGAGTTACATTTGCTAACGAGTGAAGGAAGTGAAGTAATAAATTGCCCAGCTTGTAAGTCAAATATTTCTCCGTTATGCTCCCATTTCTTAGGTGCAAAGTTAGCCATACATAAAATTGTAACTAAAATAACTCTTTGTTCTAGCGTACTATTTAACCACAGAGGCTTGTCAATCAAATCCCTGTATAGTTTTAACCAGCCACCTCCTATATTTGACAAATAAACACCTCCTATACAAGGCAAGTAGCACACCTGCCTTGCACTTTATCATTTTAAAATGGTAATTCCTCATCGTCATCTACGATAGGGAAAAAATCACTATTATTGTTACTTTGTGCAGGACTTGAAGTAGTTGTTTGAGAACTATTCGTACTCACACTATTTACATTTTTGTTTTCACAGAATTCGAAATCTTCAACAACAACATCAGTAGAATATCTCTTCTGACCGTTATTATCCTGCCAATTGCTAACCTGTAATCTACCAGTGATAGCAATTCTATTTCCTTTATGGAAATACTGTCCTATATTTTCGCCACACTTACCAAAGCATACACAGTTGATAAAATCAGCTGTTGCATCACCTTCTTTGCGTTTAGACGAGTATGGTCTATCGACAGCTACAGAAAACCTGCAAACTGCCGTTGGCTCATTACCTTGAGTGAAACGAACTTCTGGCTCACGAGCCATACGACCTAGTAAAATAACTTTGTTCATTAAAAACACCTCTAATCTTCGTGACAATGCAAATATTGATATACACTTTTTTCTCCCATATTTTCCAATAAAAAATTGTCACACTCTTCTTTAGATAAATGAGTTTTTAAAACTCTATATTCATACACGAACTGTCCAGCTTTCTCTTTTTCTTCTATTTTCTGCTGTATTTCATTTTCTTCATAGTTAGCTTCAAGCAAATAATAATCGTAATTATAAGCTTTTATGCCTTCTAATGTTGTTGTATCTGTCGCGTATATTATCTTTTTACCCTTTACTAATAACCTATATCCATAGTTTGGTACATCGTGATACAACACTATGGGAGATACTGCTATATCTTTATTGTATCTGTACCATACCCCAGGAGTAAGAATATCTATTTTTGTATAACTTACTCCTGCTTGTACAAGTTTTTTGAGCAAAAATTTACCACACGCAAATCTTAGCGTTGGTCTTTCTAATGCTAACCTACTTATCGTAGAAAAATTAAAATGGTCACTATGCTCATGAGTAAGTAACACTAATTTTAATAACTTAACAGGTAAATCTTTATAAGGTACACCACAATCAATTAATATATTATTATCAATTATAATCGCATTACCTTTGCTCCCTGTTTTAATAATTCTATACATTATAAATCATCAAATCCTATTTGCTGAGGCTGTTCGGTAGCCATTTCAACAACTTCTTGTGGCTCATCTTGGTCAATCACATTTTGTGGTTCTGGTACATCAACAGCATTATTCTGTTCCACTTCATCAGCATCATACAATCCACCAAGATTTTCTATAAATGTTTCTCTTAATGCCCTTACTTTTGCAACTTTTTCTACCATAGTTGCAGGCTTGCTAGCCCACATACTATTAAGACTACCGTCTTTCTTTCTGCTTGCTACTTCTTCAAGTCCAACAGAACAATATGTAGGATGTGTCCAATTTTTACGGTATACTTTAGCCCAACCACCAACAAGGTTTTCATTCGGAGCAACAAAGCAACCTTTTCTTTCTGTTATGTTATCGTCTTTAATAACAATAACGCCACTTTCAATTCCATCAAATTCAGGATTTAAAACAGCCCTTTTAATAATTGCACCTTTACCAACAACAATCTGGGCAGGCTGATTACCATATTTAATGCAGTACGCTTCTTTTAAAAATGGATTTAAACCTCTTGCCTTACACAATTCACTAAAAAACTTAAATTCTTGTATTGTTATCGGACTGTCTGTACCAACTATATACTTCTGTACAACACTTGGCGTGAGTATTACCTTATTGCCATCTACTTCATAAGTAACTGCTAATTCTTTGCCTTTTGATTGTGTATTTACATTATTCATATCTGTATCCTCCATTATCTAAAAACCTTTTTAATTCACTTAACTTTTCTTTAGTTCCATAAACAGTAAATTTTAAAACAAACTCTTTTTCTTCTATAACAGGTTGTCCCAAAGCTTCATTTACTTGTTGTATAGACTTTTCTTCCAACTCGTTATTTTTCTTTATCTGTTCGATATTTGACTTTTCTTCAGCTATCCTTGTAATTCTATCATTTACAACTGATATTGCTGACGAAAGATTATAGCCGTTTGATTTATATTCAGCTAATATTACTTCACTATTTGGCATTGTTGTGATTGTGCCAACTTCATCAACAACATTGTCAATGTATTCGGCTATCTTTGTTTTTAAAGATTTAAGACTTGCAGAAAGTGTTATATTTAAACCAATATTTTCAAAGCTAATAAAATCAATATTTCTACTTAAAGCATACTCAGCAAAATAACTTCTTAAATCAGCCTCTTTTTCTTGCTTTAGCTGTCCTTCAATTTCTTCAATACGATTTTTTAATTCTAAATCAGCTTTAGTATAAGCATCACTTATACAGTCTTTATATACATTTTCAAAATTTGTATAAGGTAAGAGAATTGAATTTTTAACTTCTTTACGCTTTGCTTCAAAGTTTTTAAATTCTTTGTTTAATTCAGCTCTGACATTCTTTATTTCCTTTGCTGTATCGTTTGCACACACAAGTTGCAATGCGTTATTAACTCTTTCTTGTATCTGTTCTTTTACAGACTCCAAATGCTCTGTAATAATAGGTAACTGCTCAACAACAATTAATGAATTTTCCATTGTTCATCCTCCTTGATTTTTACTTGTTTATGATATATAATTGAGTTGTAAATATATTTCCAAACGTGTTTATATACGGTCCTCTGTTGCAGCAGAGGACTTTTTCTTTACTCCCACCTGACACATCTCCTTTTCATTCGGTTTGACTCTGCTCTTGTGAGCGTCACTACCTGCGTCCCGAATAAGCAAGTCTTTAATTTTGCAAACAATTTTTTCATATTTGTCCCACCTTCAATTTATGATTATTAACTCTCTGTAACACTCTTCCATAAGTCCCATCTGCAAGGCATTCCGCTAAACAGCTTTCGACCTGACTCCTCTTGAAGCCACAAGCCTTAGCTACATACGCCACGCTGTCGCCCTCTTTTAGATGGACCATATACAGTAAACAGATATTCTCTCTTATTTCCTGCATAGATAACCTTTCTTCGCTGAAAGTACCTTCGTTAGGTATTTGTGTACTTGCATTTATACCTAATCGACCAAGTCTGCTATTTACAGAGTTGTATGTAACTCCTAAGATTTTGGCCATATCACTAACAGTAACACCGTAATAGTCCAACAATCTTAGCTTTTCGTCATCAGCTTTAGTCCATTCCATAGTCCCCACCTCCTTTCAATAAGTCAAATTTGCAGCTACAAAGATAACTGCAATCAGTAACAGTATCATCATTTATGTACCTCCTCTTTCTTCTGCAGATAAGGCAATATGCGTTTGTTGAGAGTATATAACCCTCTGCCTAAAGCCTCTTTTTCCTCCTCTTCACTCTTGTAAACAGGTCTTTCCTCGGTACATTTATAATTTTTCATATATCATCACCTCTGTTTATAATATGTAGTAGTTAGATTGTCCTAGTAATTGGTTAATATCTTTCCATCTCCCTAAGCGATTTCGTCTTCAGAATAAAACAAGCCGATGGACCTATTTTAATAATGAAATTTATAAGTTCAATATTTTGAACTTATATTGTAAAAAAATATAAGTCTATTTCACTCTTATCTATCCCAAGCAGATTTATCGCATTAACAATTTCTGTCTGCTTCCAATCCACTTTTCCGTTTAGTTTAAGTGACAGCGACCTTTCAGACAACCCGATTTCCCTAGCGAAATTAGCTTGTGTCGAAAAAACTTCTATAATTTTGCCTAATAGTTTTCTGTAATTATACGCCATATCAATTTCTCCTTTCATCTCTTGTTCAACTTCTTGAACTTGATTATATATTAACACTATTATATTTGGTTGTCAATAATAAAATTCAAATTCTTTAACTTTTTTGTTTTTTTCCTTGAACTTATATTCATTTTATGGTATTATAGATTTATAAAAGTTGATAGACAGGAGGTGATAAATTGTGAACGAAAAAATTACAGACACTAAAACTAGACTTCAGTATCTAATGGACACAAGAAGATTGAAGCAAGTTGATATTCAAAAGAAATGTGAGCCATATTGCAAGAAATTTGGCGTCAAAATGAATAAATCTGATTTAAGCCAATATGTTTCAGGTAAAGTAGAGCCTAGTCAATACAAACTTATGGTATTAGGTATGGCATTAAATGTTAGCGAAGCGTGGTTGATGGGTTTTGATGTGCCTATGGAAAGGCAAAATAAAAAAATTAACAATATCTTTTCTATAAAAACAAAAAAAGTTCCCTTGCTAGGTGAAATAGCTTGTGGCAATCCAATACTTGCAGATGAAAAGCACGATTATTTTATAGATGTGAGTATAGATAGTGATGTGGATTTTTGTCTTAAATGCAAGGGAGATAGTATGATTAATGCGAGAATATTAGACGGCGATATTGTGTTTATACATAAACAAGACATCGTTGATAACGGTGAAATTGCAGCAGTTATCATAGATAATGAAGCTACCCTAAAGCGTGTCAATTATAAGCCTGATAAGAATATGCTAATTCTTAAAGCCGAAAATCCCAAATATGACGACTTTGTATATGTAGGCGAGGAATTAGAAGATATTAAAATTTTAGGCAAAGCAGTTGCTTTCCAAAGTAATATAAAATAG